ATCTACTTCTGAATTTTCGTTGCTTTTCATAATACTAAGCTGTTTTTTTCGAGCCTCTTCCTCCTCCTTCACCGTAGGAATGTTGTAACTAGCTTTTTGTATCTTAAACTGATTATAAGGTTGTGTGTATTTACCTTGGTTAAAATCAAATGATTGAGGCGTCCAACTAGATTTATTTCGTTGGTAATTTTGTTGGGGATTGTAGGCCATATCTATCTCCTTAGTCTTTGCTTAGTTCTTTGTCAATACTACTATTATTTAATAAAGATGTCTATTACAGATTACTATATAGCAACTTGACCACTTACAGATTGCTGTATAGTTTCACTATATGCATAAGCTAGGTATGGTACATCATATTGTGCAGTAAATAGAGCGTAAGTTACTTCCCCTCCTAATGCTGCACCTCTATTAACATTTCGTAGTGAATGAAGCATTATATCTTGTGTCCAACTATCTGTTGGTTCTAATGCTGCTTCCAACAGACTTAACTCTGCATCTTTTTCACCTGCTCCAACCATCCATTGTGCTCTTTCTTGTCTTAAATTTTCAGCAATTTGGGCTTCTTTTTTTAAGTCTATTCTATTTAATCCGTTTATAATATCTAAAGCTAAACCAGCTAATTTCAATGGATTAGCGAAGGAACCCCAATCAAAACTCATCCCACTATAATAAAAACTAGAAGGAGCATCTGCAGGCATAGGACCTATAAAGCCAGGTGCTGCTTGTCCATATGAAACACCTGGATCCCAGGCACTAACAGCTACCATAGCAACTAAATTAAGGATCATTGCTAGTTCTTCGTTATCCCCAGCTATTTCTGCAATAACTAATTGAATAATATACTGAGCAGCCATCTTTATAATTATATTTGGGAGAGCTGCTATAAACATTCCCCATGCTGTAGCTAAAAATGTTCCAGCTGCGGCTGCAGCAGCTAATTCTGCAAATGCAGTACCCATAGCAGCCCATCCTGTGGATATCATTGGCCATGCGACTATAACTATAACTACAATGATAATAATCATTACCAAAGCCGTCAGAAAGCTCATGCCTTCATGCACAATTTTTTCATAGTGAGCTATGTATATAGAACAATGACACCCTGCTAAAAATAACCGAGCAAGTCTATCATTGGATAAGTCTTTGATAAAATTATAAATAAAGGGAACCATTAGATCCCCTTTATTCCCAAGATTAAATTTAACTACTCTAAAGTGCCCACTGGATCCGTCAACAACTCTACAAGCAGCAATTGGAGCAACTACTGTATAAGCGTCTAATCCTGAAGGTTTACAACAATAGTAAGTAATTGATTGTCCTACAGTTGTAGCTTCTGAAGCTGATTCAACTAATCGTAATACACCTGAACCATTGTTTTCGTATACTAAATCAGGGGTTAAATAAACTAAATCACTAGTAGAACCATCTGCTTCTTGTAAAACAGGGGAGGGATTATTATAGGACATGCGTTCAGTTACTTGTAGCCAATTAGTGGCTTCTCCACTAGTAGTACCTGGATTGGGCACACCACTGCCGTCTAGAAAGTCCTGTACTTCATCTAGATCATCTGCTTTATATCCTACGTTATAGGTCCCTTTTCCAGACGAAACGTAATAGTTATATTTTAAAATTCCATCAACAAATTTAGACATATCTGAATAATATATGCCATTTTCAGGACTCCCACTATCTGCGTCAATATCTACTAATGAAGTAAATTCATAAGTAATATATGACCATTGATATGCTAGTTTATTATCATCTGTTGTAACTAGTAGATTATTCTGTGGTTTATCATCTCCTGTTGGAGAATTATTGTAAGTACCTTGTGTAACGCCTTGTGAAGGATATAAATTTTCAAACATGGTAAATAAATATGACATCCCCGCTTGAGAGGTATCCCACATACGCACACCAAAATTTACATAAATATGATCTAAATCTCCTGGAGCAACACCTGATTCAGTTACAACCGTATCAAGAATTGCTTCAGCATCTAATATAATTCTATCTAATAAATCATCAATTTGAGTCCTTTTAGTTGCTCCAAAAGTAGTGTAATCAGCATTACTTAATCTTAGTGGAACACAGGGAAGTGCTTCAATACTAGCGCCGTCTTGATCGATAGCATTTTCTACAGTATCTAAATCCGTATATGTTCCTTCTCCTACTTTATATATAAATAGGTATTGCCTAGAAGGAGCGCTGTCTCTGTAATAAAAGGAAACGTAGTGTAATTGCGTGGGTTTAGTAGGTGCTGTGTAGGTTCTAGTTATGCCCCCAACAGTTGCTGCATTATATACTGAAATTGTATAGGTATCCGGTCCTGAATTATAAACAATTGTATTAAGATTAGCTTCCCATCGTTCATCAGCAAATACTTCATCTTCAGTAGCTATTTCACTAGTTATATCAATATCAAAGTGATTAAGAGACGGAGTTACTGTAACCGTATCTGCGGCAGGGGTAATAGGACTCGTACTCGTTGTAGAATGATCTACCCCTATGGTATTAGTTCCTACATTATATCCTGCATTCTCCTGAAGCCAGTATTTAGCCCAATCAACTTTTGATAATGCTCTTAAAAAAGAACCTTCAGGGGTACAGGGGACACCATTTAGAGTATTTAATGCAGCTGTTAATTCGGTATAATCTATAGTTAAAATATAGGATTCTACAGTAGGAAAATTTTCAAAATAATTCCCATTGTCAATAAAATCCATAAAATCTTTAACATTTCCCTTAAGACTACGAAATGCAAGATGATAAATTAAATTGCCAGAAATATCTTGGTTTTCAATAACAGATTGAAGAACTGAATTTAGGAGGGGATTCTTCTTATCTACATCATCAAACAGAGGGATATTATGGACTTCGTAGTATTCAATAATTTGGGTACTTCCGCCGTCCATACCAAGAAGTACCATAATAAGCTGTACAACCATCTCAACTACTTGTACAACTGCTTCAACTATAAATACAATAACATCTATAACCGCTTCAAAAATAGAGGCTACAAAACTCATAACGCCTCCTATCCAGTAGGTTCGGCGTTAGTTATTTGGGTATTAATATTACCTGTCCCGGTTTCATTGATAGCAACAACACCTGTAGCTGGTACACCTGCAGTAGAAATATTAATACTCCAAGCATCTAAAATAGTTTTAAGATATTTCTGGTCTGCATTCCATTTAAAGCCTTTGGCTTGTTCAGCAGATAGCGCAGCAGCTCTGCCCATAACACTAGTAGTGGTAGGAGCTGTTTTAGTTTCTCGATCAGTTTGTGCAAATTCAGTAACTTCTTTTTGAAATAGCAAAGACTGTTCTGCGTTACCTTTTTGCGCTCCTATAGTAAAAGCTACAGCTTGTTGTACAGTAGCCTGTATTGCTGTTAAATATACTGTCGCGTAATCACTACCAGTAATCCGACCTAAATTAAACTGAGCAGCCATATGAGCATTAACAGTTTCCATCATGTCATCAAATATACCGGAACCTGTTACTACGTTATCAGCACTAGTAGTAACATTCTGAGTTAAATTATTAATGTCAATAGCCATATTATACTCCTGCGCTAAATCCTGCTGCGCCTTGTCTAGCAGCAAGTTGTTCTAATTCTTCTCTAGTAAGAGGAGGTAACTCTCGTACATTAAATTTCTTAGTTACATATGGTTCTAAGACCTTTTCACCGTTAGGACGGGTAACAGTTTTAAATTTTTGCATTTCAGCATGTTCAATTTGACGAACAATAATTGTTGGAACATGCCAACCTTCCTCATTATTAAAAGGTACAAACTTCTTAATCATTTGACCATTATTAATTCCTGACATACCTACAGTAAAGATAAGTCCTGGATAATTAACCATATTAGGATCATTAGGAGTAACTATGATACGAACGAGCTTCATAGCTTGTTGTGTTGGTGTTAAGTTATCTATAGCGTACATATGTTTTGCTTTTGCAGCTCTGGCTGCTTCACTAGGACCAGTAAGATCAGATTTTTTAGGATCTTCTTTATACTCTTTAGTTCTAACCTCAGCTAGAGTAGAAGCAAGTTTCTTTGTTCCAGTTTTATGATGTAACGTAACCCCGTTATCTGCTAATTCTTGACGAAGTTCGTCATCTGTCATTGAGTTAATGGGAACTGCTAGCGTAGTGTCTTCCATGCTTCCTCCGAATTATAATTTAAAAGAGTGTCCCCCTCCCGCTACTCTGCGAGTAGCGGTCGGAGGGACGGTCAAACAATGTTAATTATACTGCTGTTTTACATGTCCAAATAATACCAAGACGCTCTGGACGAAGTGCCATAAAACCGTAATACCATTTGATGGAGTAGAACCCTACCTCACCATATGGATCATCCAAAGAAGCTATTTCTTTACCAGGCTTCTTATGGTTAACGGAAAATTTAACACTCTTTCCATCAGTCTGAAAACCGATAGTAGTGAAAGCACCATCACCAACAACTAGCATTGGGAAGATGTCCTCACCATTTTTACCGGTACCAGCACTATCAGAACCAGCTGCACCACCTTTTCGGTCATGCTGCATTTCCGGGACTACAACAATACGAAATTGATCAACAGAACCTATTTCGCCGTGTATGGTGTTACCAGCATCAGCATACTTCTCTACACTGATAAAACCATCTCCTACTGCAGAACTAGGATTAATGCTTTTCATTTTTCGTACTACAGGAATCAATTCAGATCCTATATACATGATACGACCACCATTAATGGTTTTAGTATCAATCATACGAGAACCGGTAATAACTTTCGTTTGCTTAGGAGTTTTGTTGTCATCCAAAGCAATAGAAAGATTCATTAGATCTTCATAAACAACAACTTCGTCAACAGCCAATTTTAATGCTGTTCTAGCAGCACCTGCTGCAGTACCTGATCCATCGAGAGCAGCAGAAGCTCCAGAACAGAAATAAGCGGTACCATCAGACGTTGCGGTGTTGATTAGATCTTTCTGAAGCTCAGCTTCAGTTATCTCATTAGCACCAACAAGAGCTTCCTCAACAATATGGGATAACAATTCTGAATCTGAATCGAAATCCATTGATTCTTGAGTGTACTCAGTGAAAAAACCACGTTTGTACAATTCACCTTCAACCTGTTGGCGTGAAAAACCAACTCGGTTAACCCGACCACCGTGTTCACGGAGAGTTGGGATTTTACTTAGAATAGCGCCGGTATCTTTAGATGAACCATAAAGATTCTGGTCATTCTCTGCAACATCTACTGCACCGCTTTCTGCTATAGCATCTGCTTCATTAGCGTTATCAGCAGATATTAATACACCAGCAGAATTCCAAGCAGACCATTCACCTGCTGTAAGAACAGCTTCAGCAGCATCTATTCCTTGATCACCTGTATTACGTTCGTCAACCAAAGGAACGTAAACATCTTGTTTAATCTTCTTACCCATATGTTTAGGCATCGCACGTACGTCAGCCAAAGGCATGAAATACTGGTGATCCCTAACTTGAATAAGAGCTTTCTTAAAATAATAATCAGAGATAGCTTGTAAGCCTATCCCCGATGGAGTCCCACCAGGAGTACTGATAGGAGCATTATAAGCATTAGCCGTTGATGCAGGCATTTTAGACTCCTAATTTAAATAGTGATAGATTACCGGACAGCATACTTCTTCATAAAATCTTCATCTGATAGACCTAAAAAGTCTTCTTCAGTTGAAGCTTTTTTTGTAGTAGTTTGCTTGACCGGTGCTGCTGCTTTTCGTTTTTTATCACGATCAGCTTCAGCTTTTTCGTCAGTTTTACTTGATACTTTAGATGCTGGTTTTAGATTATTATCTCTAGAATCTACTATATGTCCAGATTTATGCATATACTCAATAATTTGGCGATAAGCTTCTACATCAGGAATTCCATCTAATTTGCCCAATGTTTTTTCTCGCTGCATTACTGCGTTTACTTGATCAAATACTCCATTACTCATATGAGTATTAATTACACTAATTATTTCAGGATTATCTGAAACTGTCGTTTTACTTTCAGCATCCCAATCTTTAGTTAAAACGTTTATAGTTTTATCAAAAGTATCAGTTGTTTTAATCTCATCAAGTACTCGATCTAGTTCATACTCTTTATCTGTAATAGAGTAGTTATTAGGTTGATAATCACTTGGAGCATCTTTGTCAATCTCTAAAGGATCTAAAGAACTTTCTTTAATTAGCTTAGTAATAGCTTGCGGGTTCTTTTTAGACAAATCAATTAAATTATTCAATCTAGCTTCATCAAGAAGTTCATTATTTTCTAACATCTTAATGAGTTTTAAATTGGGTTTTAATTGTCCCATCTTCTTCTGATAATTAGCACCCTTCTGCATTAGACGAATGATATCATCAGGATTAGTAACCTGCATGTCTACACCATTGGCTTTGAAAGGTTCAGACACCTTTTTATAAGCACTTTCGTAATCAAACTCTGTAGTTTCCGGAGTATCCTCCTTTGTATCAGTTGAGTCTTTCTTACTAGTATCAACGAAAGGTTCATGCGCCGTCTGGGTATCCCCTTCAGGTTGGCTTACTTCTTCCTTAACAGTTTCGTCTTCAGTTTGCTCCTGTGCTTCACTTACCTCCTCTTCGGAGGTAGCAACCTTATCCTCATCAGTTTGATCTGATGATTCAATTTCTTGTTCAGCTGGCTTTTCTTCCGTATCTGGGGCAGTTTCTTCAGCTAAAAGTTCATCAGGATCTTTTTCTAAAAATTCTGCATCAGATAAGCCTAAAGAAGTTTGAGTCATACTTTAACCTCCTCAGCTAAAATTTCTTCACGAGTTTCTTCATGTTCACCTACAGCTTGATCCATTTCAGCACCACGTCTCATAACAGATTCAATAAAATTAGCTAAAGCTCCAATACCATATTGCATGTTATCAATTATTTTCATTTGTTCGGGGGTAAGAGAAGCACTCTTAGCCATAACTAATCTAGCTGCTTCTTCTTTAAAATACCCATTATCAATAACATCTTTCCACGGTGCACTAGCTGTTAATTTAACACAAGTATCCCGCATTTTTCGTAATTTATTAGCCATGTCAATTTGGATTTCAACTTGTTCTAAATCTGTCATACTCCTCCTTGTGTTTTAGTTAATGAATCAAATGCTGCTTTATCAAGATTAGATAATCTATCATGTTCTTTTTCATCCATTCTAGCTCGTCTATCGTGTTCTTTACCTTGCATAGCAGCAGTATGTTTTCTGCCTTCTAAATCCATTTCTCGCATATCTCGAGCTCCAGATTCTTTCTCAACAAAATCAAGATCAGATAAATCAGAACCACTATGCATTTGTCGTGCTTTAGCTTGTTCTGTTGCAGCTTTAGCTTTCTTAAGATGTACATCCACTTCATTCTCTTTAGCCTTAGCAGACTCATTAGCAACTTGTGCTTCTAATAGTGCTACTTCAAGTTCTGCTTTCTTTTGAGCCATAGGATCAGGTTGAGGTTGATATTCTGATATACGTTTAGCTAAATCAGGCATTTTACGTAATTTAGCAATATCAGCTAAAATCATTTGACTCATTTCTGGAGGCATAGTATTGCCCATAGTTTGTAACATAAAAGCTAATTCGCTACCTTTTTGTTCATCAGCTTCAGCAGTAGATATATTGAGCTTAATATCATACATACCCCCTAAATCATTACGATTAATTGCTACAAATTTTTCATTAGTAATACGAATAATTTCTCCATCTTCAAGAAATTCAGAATTCATTGATATAATTTTACGCCCAATCTGGTTTAATCCATTAGATAATCTACGTAAAATACCTAATTCACGTTTAGATGTAGCATCAAGTGCTGATCTAATACCAGTAGCAGTAGCTCCTAATGCCTGTCCTGAAATACCTTGAGTAAATGCTTTAACGCCTGTTAAAGCTTCAGCATCGTTATTTTGCATATTTAATACTTCAAGAGCAGAACGTGGGATTTCAGGATAAACTTCCATATGAAATGCTTGTTTTGGATCTACATTAGCATTAAATTTATAATCCTCACCACGTTCAAATTTACGTGCATTAGTTACGTCAAGAGCATCTTTTCTAATACCTTGTTGCCCGCTAGCGCTACGCCCAATAATATCAATAATGCCGCGAGTAACAGCACCCACGATCTTTTGGTTATCTTCGATAAGAGCTGCATCTGGTTCTCCATAAATATTCTTACGTCTAGGCAAGTATTGAACTAATACAAAAGGAAGTTTTTTATCTGGATAAGGATTGTCTTCCATCCTAATAAAAGTATCGCCCACCCAGGTAGCTACAAAAGGTTTAACTTCTCCAGTATCATCAATATCCCAATACCCCCAGTATTCACGAGCAATAACTTTCTTACGAGCTTTATCTTGAAATGTAAAAGCATCATCATCTGAATTAATTGCATGATCAGGTTCAGATAATACTGAAGCACTTTCAAAGTTAATATCATCAAGATTTTTGTATCTTCCATCCTTTTTAAGTTCTGATAAAGATGTTTCAAAACTGTAAATAGCAAAATTAGCCTTTTCTATATCGCCTTCACAAGTAGGATCTAATACTAAATTGTTATAATCACATACTGTTAATACTGGTTGATTTTTAACAGTAATAGTTTTTGTAGTTGATTTTTGACCAGTTTTAACTTCCTGCATTGCAGGTTGTCCTGTATTAGGATCTACAGCTGGTTGACCGGTATTAGGGTCCATCACTGGCTGCTGTTCCATTATATCTTCATAAACTTTACGTTTATCTTCTTCAAATTCCCAACCAACACGTACAATAGCAGTTCCTTCATCAACAGCTGTACGGATATAATCATCAATAAAAGTTACTTTATCCATACGACAATTAAGTTGATAATTTAGTAATAGCCCATTCTGTACTGCAGCTTCTT